AAAATGCCGATGGACAGTGTTACGGATGAGAATGTCAAGCATCTCCTCGGTGAGCGTGATACGAAGCAGACGCAACATCAGGAACTCACCGCAACCTCAATCGAGGCGTTATGGACACGTGACTTGGATGAATTGGAGGTAGAGTATAAGAAGTGGGCGGCGATGGCGGGTTCGTCATCATCATCGAGCACAGGAGGCGTAGGCAGCGCAGTAGCAACAAAGAAGAAGATGGTCGTGAAGAAGGCGTAAGTATGTATAATACAATAATACGATGAATAATAATAAAGTTAATTTTTTATTATTATCCAGGAGCCAGATATCAAATACGGCAAACGAGTTCGAAACCGAGTGGATGCCCGAGAGAGCAAACTAGAACCACGGTTTCAGTTCTAGTGTCTTATGCTTGTAGTCAGAGAAATTAGGTCGCGCGATCGGTGTATACATATTGCTAACATCACGTTTGTACTGAATATAACCCTCTGCCTCACCATAAACACGGGGCACACAGTATTCAGCAACTAGTTCATTCAATTCTATAATCTGTTGACGGATATCAACAGGTGAATTCGTAGAATTTTGTAAGTAAATTGTCCGCATGATAATCCGCAGTGTATCGCAGTCTTGTTCACCAATAACATACTTTCCGCGTGATTTCAAGTATACACCTGCGCGAATTGCATTTTGAATTATCTGCATGTTCTCTTTGCTAAAGAATGCATTTGATAGGGGTGAGTCTTCCCAAATTCCGTTCAATGCATCACGATAAGTCACGCATTGATGCACAGGGTTCTTATCATAAAGTGCAAACTGGTCTTGAACTGAAGGAGACACAATGTCCAAACGCCCATTCTTTGGCTGTCCAATAAATGTTTCTTCGGGGAATGTACGATAGTCAAAACGATTCATTAATTCTTCTGTATATTATATAGAATATCATAGATTTTAATACCTAATAATTATATACATTAGAGATGGATATTACTTCAACTAGTAAAAACACCGGTTCTTCTGCATTTGGAAGTTCATCATCAAGTCCTGGTGATAGTGGTGCCGGTGGAATGTTTAGCGGATTTTTAAATCTATCTATCCAAAAAATAGTTCTTTTACTTGCGATTATCGCGTTTTTTATATCAGTTGGAACGGTTGCGATATTACTATGGAAATCGAAAAGTACGCAAAAGTGGCCTCCTGAAATCTCGAAATGTCCCGATCGTATGACATATGATGGAACAAAATGCACTGACACGTATGGACTATGGAGTAATACGAAAGAGATTACACCTGAAGAAACAGACTGCGGCAACTTCAGTACACACAAAGACCTAAAATATACCGGAGATGGTTTAGCGGGTGATGATAATGCATACGTTCCATGGGAAGGAATATTTGATGGAGCAAAATCGCGAGCAAGTACTCTGAAATGCTTGAGTTAATATACTAATTCAATGAGTTCGATATATTGGCATAAACTATATTATTTTATGTCAATAGTCATATTTAAAATATTACATACGGTAAGCACCAGGAGCAACGCTGGAAGCCTGTTTTGCCACTGCCGGAAGAGAATCGGATGGAGAACCCATACCAAATGTGCCAGCCTTCATGTTGCTTGTTACGCACATGGAGTAAAACAATCGCGACTGGAAGTACATCAATCCGTATACCAAAATCATCAAGAATGAATACATTCCACTCATGAATGAAATTTTTCCCCTAAATAAGAGCACTAGTGATGAGAGGAAACCCAAACTAGCAACTGCTAAGAATATAAAATTCACAACAGTAAGCCAATAAAAAAGTAAACAATAGTCCTTATCGAGAGGAGCAAATAATTGTTGAATTGCTTCCATTTTTTGAATATACACAGTTATAATATATAAAAACAAAAAAAGGTATTCAAATAGTGTCTAAAATAACATTATAATGAATATAAATTATACACAATTCCTTGGACGAGAGGCAATTTATAATAATATCCGCGACTTTCTTGCATCATTTCAAAAAAATAAAACAGACCTGACATTCAAGCGAGGGGTATACATATATGGCGCGCCTGGAACTGGAAAAACAGAGTTTGTTATTCGATTATTAAAAGAGTTGAATTACGATATGGTGAAATATGATGCAGGAGATATACGAAACAAATCTATTATTGACTCTATTACGCAACACAACATCTCAGACAAAAATATTATGTCGATTTTTCAGCGTAAAGTGAGGAAAATTGTGGTTGTGATGGACGAACTCGATGGTATGAACAACGGTGATAAAGGTGGTATTACATCGCTCATCAAGCTTATTCGACCTAAAAAAACGAAAAAACAGAAACAAGAGGAAATTACGATGAATCCGATTATATGTATCGGAAATTATCATATTGATAAGAAGATTAAAGAACTTATGAAAGTATGTTATGTTTATGAGTTAAAAACACCGACACCATTACAAATGGCGCAAATCATCGATATTACGATGGGTGGAAGTATAGAAGCAACGATGCGAAAGAACATTATTCAGTTTGTCCAGGGTAATTTACGCAAACTAGGTGCTGTTGCAGAGATGAGTCAAAAATCGAATACAATCCTTGCAAATAATATTCTTCATGCGATATTTCAACCAAAAACATACAATGAAGATATTAAAAAGATCACGGAGAAATTACTCAATACGGAGTATTCCATTTCCGAACATAATGTCCTGATTAATGAGACGGACCGAACAACTATCGGTTTATTATGGCATGAAAACGTAATCGACGTATTAGAAAAAATGCCTATCGACGTTTCTGCACCCTTTTATAAGCTTGTTCTTGATAATATTTGTCAAGCTGACTATTTTGACCGTATCACATTTCAAAACCAAATCTGGCTTTTTAATGAACTGTCATCTCTCATCAAGACATTCTATAACCATTATTTGTATCATAAAACGTTTCCGAAGAAGGCCAGGTTTCATCCAACCGAGGTACGTTTTACAAAAGTTCTTACAAAATATAGCACAGAATATAATAATCAACTCTTCATACAAAATTTATGTATGCAGTTATCGATGGACCAAAAAGACCTTTTTTCATTTTTCTTAACACTCAAAAAACAACATTCTGAAGATGATATACCCAAAATATTAGAAATGTATGAAATTACGAAATTGGATGTAAATCGTATTTACAGATATTTAGACAAATATATGGAAAAAATAGATCCAACCGTGGTTGGACCGGTTAGCATATGTGAAAATGATAATGATTCCATAGATTAAATATCACGTAGGTTTCGATAGATGCGTTTGAATAAACTCAAAAAGATATAAGGATTATTTAGAAACATTTCATTTGCTTATTCAATATGGGTGCATCTATTTCATTAGATTCTAAATATCGTTTGATACTGACTACAGAGGTAGAATGTATTTCTGTAAATGCAAGAGATTCATCTATGAGTGCATCAGGTGGTGCAAATAAAAAAGAGGCACATAAACATCGTCATAACGAAAGTGATAGTGAAGGCAGTCACAGTGGAAGTGAAAGTAGTAGTAGTCGAAGTGGTAGCGGCAGTGACAGCGAAAGTGAAAGTGATGGCGACAAGACATACTCGGTGAAGCTTACTCCCGAAATCGTGAGTTACATTCGTAGTTACATTCGTAAAAACCAGTTTTTGGATGAGTTTGACCTGATCACAGAGATTGAATTGGATAAATACAGTCATGCACCAGGGACGGCTTTAGTATTCAACTCGGATTCAATTGCATTTATGACAAATAATCAAACATTAGAGGCAGTTGGTGAATGGGAATACATTGAACCAGAAAAGCCCGCGAGCAAATCAAAGTCTAAGAACAGTCGTGACCGTGACCGTGACCGTCGTCGCGACGATGACGATGAACATCACGAAGATTCACAATACAAGACTAAGGATGATGAACTTCCTGTGACAGAGATTGAGAATATTCTTACCGAGAAATTCAATGAATACAATAAGACACGCGAGTTTGTGATTCATGAATCGAAAAATAGTTTCCTCGTCATGTTAATTAAATCTGTTGAGGTAGTAAAGGTATAACTTTCCTATTATTATATCGTTTGTATTCTACGAATGATATAATATTGACTTCATTCTATTACATGTATATTGTTTCTGTTATAAGTGGTTTCGATTCGTTCGACGTCGTTGTCCGTGACGCGAATAAAAGGTCATATTTTGCTTTAAGTGCCCGATTTTCTTCTCTTAATTCGGCAACTTCTTTATTTCGGTCATCAACGTCCTTTTGTAACTGCTGAATAATTTGAACAACTTGTTGATTATTCAGTGCTACTGGTTGTTCTCCGGGTTGTTGTAAAATAATCTGACCCCCTGGACCAGCACTACCACCATTTACTGCTGCAGCAGCAGCCGCATCTTCTGCCATTTTTGCGCGTTCTTTTTCTAACTGAAGTGTTTGTGCAATGACATCCGGTTTCATTTCTGGGCGTCCAGGTGCGTAACTTTCAAGGAGTTTCTCCAGTTCCACCATATAAAATCGACGAAGTGCATTGTCTTTAATGAAGTCCATTACTTTCTTCGGCGAATCACGAACAACATCCGGATTCGCATTTACAAGTAGTTTACGCTTATCAAATGTATTGTGTTCATGTGAAAAAACCAAAATAACCTTCATTGGATCCAATTGAACAAAAGGAACTGTATAATCTTTTAAGAATGCACGCTCTTCCGCCAAGCATGCATCATCATTGTAACGATGGTGTTTAAGAAGTTTACGTTTGAATGCAAATGTGCCAGCGGTTGCATGATTAGGACCATACGGCCCAAACTTCTTCATTTGACCAATATGCTTGAAGTAAATATAAATCTCACTTGAACCAGCGCAAAGCGCGTCTGGATGTGTAAGTAACATATGAACTGCGTGAGAAACACGTTGAGGAGGATAGTAGTCGTCGTCGTCCATGTATACCAGGATTTCACCGCGTGATTTCTCATGCAGTAAATTCCTCTTCTTACCCAGTGTCATTTTGGTATCATACTTGAAATATTTCACGCGTGGATGTGATGCAATTAAATCTTCAATCGGGTCTGTGCCATCATCAATAATGATCCATTCCATTCGGTCTTGGGGATAATCTTGACTATTGAAACAAGAAATCATCGCATTAATAAATGGACGGCGGTTGAATGTTGGCGTGCATACACTCACAAACGGATATGCTTTAAAATATTCGGGTGTTGATTTCTCAGGAACACCGACGCTGGCAGTAGATACATGTTGAATCGATGCGACAGACGGTTTCTTTTTACCCATGTTACAGTGTATATTACTTTGATTGTCGTATAAAACAATATATTACTTTATACGATAAATTGTTTATGTTCTTTCAAACATTACGATGGGTTCCAATTTTTAAGTGTATTCACAAATTCCATGATACCTTGCCAGTAGTGACCCAAATACAATGCAAGTAAACTAGCAATAACAATTGCGGCTACATTCAAGTCAAGATACTCAAATGCATAGAACATGAGCGTCAAATTGAAAAAGAAGAATATAATTGGAACATGTTTGGCGTATAATTCGCGGTATTGATCCCAATGAAATAATGGATAAATAAAGAATGTTCCGATAAACTGAAATAGTTGGACAAAGAAAGAAATAATTGGGAATATACCAAACCCAAATGCAGTAAACAAAGACCACAATGAACCACCAATAAATTCTTTACGATTATCCGTAGGATTTAAAATCATACCAATTACACATGTAAAAAATGGTCCACCCATCAAGACAAACCCACCTAATAAAATAAGAACAAATGGCATAAGTAAAAATACCAATGGTGATACCACCGTGTATAATTCTTTAGGTATATTCTGGTATATTTTGGTAATGTAACCGAATAGAGTTAGTAACAAAGTTCGATCAGTTGAAAATGAAAAAATATATGCATTATTAATCCATTGTTTGAAGCGCGCTTTAATAAACTCCCAATGGAGCAAATTGACTTGAGTAATTCCTTCTTCAACACTTTCATTCACCATATCTACTTCTTCTTTTGACAAGCAGAACCACTTGAATACGTATGTATCAAGAAGAATTGCTGCCTTCAAGTATAGTCTCTCAGGTGTTTCAAGTTTGGGATTGTCTGCAATACCTCCAAATTTATCATCACAATCATTAACATCACATGATGTATATTCGTTTGTATAACAATAAGGCCACTCATCGCGTTTTGTAGGAAAAAGTTTTTCAAGATAAAGACTGTTATTTTTAATACTTTCAGGTGTGCAATAAAAGAGTATATTCACACATACAATCGAAATAATTAACGTTTCGATGAATAGAGCAATAATACTCAACCCAAACTCTTTTAATGCTGCAACATCAAATAATGACTTTGGTTTTGCTTTCTCTTTCTTTTTTTCTTCGCCTTTGTCTTCGCCTTTGTCTTCGCCTTCGCCTTCGCCTTCGCCTTCGTCGTCGCCTTCGCCTTCGCCTTCGCCTTCGCCTTCGGCTTCGTCGTCGCCTTCGCCTTCGTCGTCGCCGCCTCCAATCCCTAATTTGCTAAAAGCGCCACCTTCTTCGTCGCCACCGTCTTCACCGGTGTCTTTTTTTTCATCATCATCATCATCCATTGTATTCTACAGTAGTTATATATACAAGAGAATATTATCAAGGTAGTTCACCGCGCGTACATTAAACCACAATTTCCGGATAAGAACGTAAGAATATTGTACCGTTCTTCCAAAATATGAAAATCATAACTGTATAAATAAATATTCACATTTGGTTTGTTCATACCAATAATCTCTCGAGTATTCGGATTACAAATCACTTTTACTTCGGCCGCAGTATCTAATGGCGGATATATTGTCGATAATTCCAACTCAATTTGATTAAACTTACTCATATTGATTGCTCCGCTAGGTTGAAGGTCAAATGGATCAGAATTCAAGCAGAAGTTATAACAATATATACCGGGTCTCGCACTACCACGTGTGCGTGTATATTTTTCGACATAGTTGTATATACCTGCATCAAGGAGATTCTCTCGATACTTCCCATTAAGAGATATTCCGAGCTGTTGCAATATGTCACGTTCATTCTCTGATTGAAAATCACCGGTAATATGAAGTCCTGTAAGACGTTTATCGTGAGGGTTTATACCCGGACCAATTCCATTCTTCGGACCATTTTTATCAAGATAGTAACGATCATGTATAAAATCAGGCCGTCCACGCCAGGCTTGCGTTTGAATATCGCTTGTTGCAGTAACAACTTCACTAAACATGGAAGGTCGCCAATCATCGTCGATCGGTGCAGGAACAATATCATACGGTAAATAGTTATAAGGCCAATTCGTATAATTACTCCACTCATTACGAAGGTTGACATCGCTACGTTGAAAAAACATTGTCCATGAGGATACCATACCCATTGAGTTTTCAATTTTGATTTTTTTACTTCCGGTGACATCATGAAACGTCCAATCATAATACGATTTGATTAAGTACTTTTGTTGATTTGCTGCAAAGACTTTGGATTCATCATCCGAGAGAAAACAGTATGTTGCCATAAGATGAACATCCGCATTCCAATCCGTGCGAAGACTAGGGTATAAATTTTGAGATAAATCAATACTAGGTGGTGGGTATAAAAACCGCCACATTTGATGTAGAGGATTGGTGAAATCAGGTTGAACGACCGGCCAATAATTACCAGCATCAGTCACATCGCGAATCGTAAAGAGTTCCTTTACCGGACGCAAAGTGACGTCGATTTGAAGTTGATTATATTGAAGACAAACAAGCGGAAACGCCATTTTTGATGACAAGGTAAACCATGCGTTGATAGGAATGTATATTTTTCGTCCGCGAATCGACGGTTCTGCACCAGCCACATTACTTGTTCGATATGCATTTGGATACTGATTCAAACGAGCTCCAGAGCAGCCAGGATTGTAGAGTTCGGGAACATGACCTGTCATCTGATTATATAACTCACGCTTGGTTGCATCAAAATCACGTTCTACGATTGCCATCAAGTTATTCCCAGTGAATCGTTGCAGTGTCATTCCGCCTACTGAGATCACAATTTCCTTCACCATCTGTGTTCCTAAGTGTTCAATCCAACGAAACTCATAAGGAGCCCACATATCTTCTGCACGAGCCGGAGGGTAAATCGGACTCCAAATCGACGGCAGTGTCACGCATATATAGGTATCCATGAGTAATTCTGCATATCGTGGAATATAAAAGGTGAACTTGGATTCTTCTGTCAGTCGTAATTTCTTTTGTCCATCGAAATCAATTCTAAACTTTTGAAGACCAAAATTCGTATATTTAAGATAGGTGCTTTTAAAAAATGATTTCTTAGGGTTTCCATTTAAAATAACGTTTTGATTGCCAGTGGCAATAAGATTCAATAAACCACCTGTCATTTAGTATATTAGTACTCGCAATTGTATATTGGTTGGTATACTTGTTATAACTTTATATAAAAATATATAGGATATATAATTAGAAATGAAAGGAGAACAAGTAGAATATTTATTCATAGGCGTTATCATTCTAGGATTCGCGATATGGAAGATTTCCGAGATGGTTAAAATGCGATGTCAAGAAAAACAACAAAAAATACAGGAAGGGTTTAAAAAGAAAGAGGGTATGGTGACAAAAACGTCGACAACAGGGACAACAAACACGAACACGAATCAGAATACATCGAAACAAACAATATCTGAATCATCTACGAAAAAAGTTCTTGATGAAGCAAATAAAATTATTAACTCTCAGAAAAAAGAACCATTATCGACGGAAAACTTTACACTAGATACAACAGAACACGAAATGACACTTCATCAACGCAGAAAATCCGCAACACTGTTAGACCTAGTGCCTATGTCTCAAATATTACCAATCCCTGCGCCTGACAAAGATAATATCGCATATACTGCTGCACCAATAAAGACAAACATAAAGGAAGGACTTGAAAATGCAAATGAAAATGCGGATGCAGACACGAAAGATATCATGGAACGAAATATAACATCGATTAATGCAGACGACAGTCAATCAAAATTCAAATTACGCGATTATTACATCAAAGCTGCATACAATGCATTCAATCCGGACAAGTTTAAAAACTCAAATGTAAGCATGGAAGCATTTCTTTATGTCATTGCAAGAGGATGTCGATTCATCGACTTTGAAGTATTTTCAGTAGAAAACCAGCCAGTAATTGCATCATCATCCGTAAATTCGTTCAATTATAAAGAGACATTCAACCATATTCCGGTTTCCGATGCATTTGAAGTGCTTGGTAACTATGTATTTTCTGGCGCCAAATGTCCAAATCCAGGTGATCCGTTTATTATACATATGCGTATAATGTCACAAAATATTACAATGTATGATAACCTTGCAAAAATTATTTCGCAAAGTAAATCGGTCGCACGATATTTGCTTGGTCCAAAATATGGTCGTGAGTTTCAGTCCAATGATTTAGGCAATGAGGAACTCTTGGATTTTAAAGGGAAAATCATATTAATCGTAGATGGTTCTAATCCCGTATACCGAAAAACAAAACTGTTTGAACTAATCAATATGAGTTCAAATTCATTATTTCTTTCCAAATATACGTATTTCGGCGTGAAAAATGTAAGCGATCCTCAAACATTCAAAGACGCAAATAAAAAAAATATGTGTCTTGTATTACCAGAAAAAGGTGGTCGTCCTATAAATGATGGACATAATGGACCTTATACGTGGGGATGTCAAATTGCGACAATGTGTTTTCAAGAAGAAGTTCGTGATGAGAAACTTAAAGCATATGAAGACAAATTCGCGTCAGTCGGTTATGCATTCATTCTTAAACCAGAAGATTTACGTTATGTCCAGATTACGATTCCTCCTCCGAAACCACCCAATCCCAAGGCGTCAATGGAGGCTCGTCCAGCAGAAGCTGCAGGTGGAGTCAAGATTACCATATAATTTATTCGTTGCACCGTCCTTTGGTGCTCTTTAAATTATCTAATACTATGATAAGAGATATCATAGTATTTAACCAAAATGCCGCATAATAAAAGCCATAGTCACGGTGAGACTAGTGCTGATATTTCATATGATGAGAAAGAACTCGAAATATTGCGTGAAGCAGTTGACCTTGTTGAGAAGAAAAAGGGTGAAGCAATAACACATGATCCAAAAGTGAAAAAAATCATATCGATTGTGGAAGATTTTATCGCAAATAAGAAACTTGTATGTTATGGTGGAACGGCAATCAATAATATATTACCAGAAGATTCACAATTTTACAACAAGGACCTCGAACTCCCCGATTATGATTTTTATTCCGACAATGCGTTAGACCACGCAAAAGAACTTGCCGATATTTATTACAAGGCCGGATATGAAGACGTTGAAGCCAAATCAGGTGTTCATCACGGAACCTATAAGGTCTTCGTGAATTTTACGGGAATCGCAGATATTACGCAGATGGAACCGGCTTTATTCAAGGCAATCTCTCGTGATGCAATTATCAAACAGGGGATACGATATGCTCCACCCGACTTTCTCCGTATGGCGATGTATCTTGAACTCTCTCGTCCTGATGGCGATGTTTCGCGTTGGGAAAAAGTTCAAAAACGATTGACCTTATTGAACAATCATTATCCGTTAAAAGGTTATGACTGTGACAAAATAGAATACCAGCGTGGATTTGATGGCGCTACAAAGTCGAATACTGGGGAAATTAGTATTTCAAAAACCAGGTCTAAATCTAACTCTGCGTCTAAGAACCGGACAGTGAAACGAGGTGGCGGAAGTAGAAGAAGCGTAACTAGTAGTATTAAAGCGTTGAAACGTGATGCGATACGTGGCGTCATTCGTAAGTATCGTCATTTAGGAGCGTATATGAAACATTTGTATTACAAGGTGCCCTCGCATGAAGAAACAATCGGTGATTTTAAATATACAATTGAAGAAGATCGCATCACACACCGATACAAA